CTTAGGTCAAGACTATGGAAAACAGTTAGCTGCTTTAACGCAACTACCTATTGATACAAGTCAATTTGCACCTACAGTTGCTTCACAAGATCCTTATCAAACCGCAGCCTATGCACAAGCAACAGATGCAACAAAAGGTTTAGGTGCTTACCAACCTTTTTTAGATAAAGCTTCAACAGCAGCAGATGCTGCTACAGGATTAACAGGTGTTGGTGCAGGTACAGGAGCAGGTTCGATTGCTTCTTATATGTCACCTTATCAATCAGATGTTATAGACACAGCACTAACAGAGTTTGACAGACAAGCAGCAGCACAAAAAGCATCTCAAGCACAACAAGCATTAGGTATACCTGGTGCATTCGGTGGTGGTAGAGAAGGTGTTCTTCAAGCTGAGTACGCATCAAATAGCGACAGGAATCGAGCGGCGTTGCAAGCTAATTTTTTACAACAAGGTTTTCAACAAGCGCAACAAGCAAGACAACAAGATTTTACTAATCAACAAGCAGTATCTAATCAACAAGCAACACTTGGTGGTGGCGTACAAAATTTAGCACAACAACAAATTCAAGGTCTAGGTAGTCTTGGTGGTATTCAACAAGCACAAGCACAAGCTCAATTAGATGCAACAAGATCAGCAAACCAAACTGCAGCTTACGAACCTTACCAAAGATTAGGCACATATGGTTCTGGTGTGGCACAATTAATTTCAGGATACCCTGGACAAACACAAACAACATCAACACCTAATGCTAGTGCATTACAAACTGCTCTAGGTGTAGGTACAGGACTTGCAGGTATTTATGGAACAATAACAAACAAAAATCCATTTAGTGCATTTATGAAAAATTAATTATGGCTAGAATTTTAAAAAGACCAATGTTTAGAAGAGGTGGTATGCCAAGTAATGAAGGCGTTGCTGCTGTTAGACCTAAGTATATGGGTGGTGGTATGTCTGGTATTATGACAGGTATTAATCCAACTGCAGGTCTTACACCTAGAGTGGGTTATGCAGATGGTCCTCAACCCATTATGTATGATGACGGTTACATGAGTCAAACAAGTTTCCCTGTAGGTGGAATGGAATTTTATTCTTCTCCAAAAGATTATGGAGGAAAAAGTGGATTATATGGCAATGTTTACACAGGACCAGACGCTGGAAAACTAAGAAGTGAAAGAAAATTTTTAGAAAGTGCATTAGATAAAGTTGAGAGAAATGAAGCTTTAAAACCTCAAGAATTATTTGTTCTTAAAAAGTATAAAGGAAAACTTCCTGCTGAAATAAAAGGTGGAGCAGAACAAATTGATATTATGGAAACAGCTCCTATAAATGAAGATTTAAAAATATTTAAATACAACGAAGAAGGAAAACCAGAACAAGTAGGTAAAGAAAAAAAATCAAAAGTAAATATTGAAAGTAATTCTAAAACAACATCAGGTCAGTCTGATTTAGAATCAATACAAGATTATATGAAAATGTTTGAAGCCGCTGCAGCAGGAGATCCTGATGAAGCTAAAAGATCTAAATATTTAGAGCTTGCAAAATTTGGAGCTAACTTAATTGCTCAACCTGGGGGAGATTTAACTGGAGCTATAGGTAAAGCAGCGTCTTCTTCTATAGGTGGTTTATCTAAACAAATGGCAGATGAACGAGCAGCTAAACGTCAAGGAAAATTAATGGGATTGAAAGCAGGTTTAGATAAAACAGATATGGGTGAATTTGGTAAAAAAATAAAAGCATTAGCTAAATTATCTGGGCAAAGTTTAGAATCTGTAGCTAAGAAATTTTTATCAGGTGATGATGATTTTGATAAAATTTATTTAGCAGCTGCAGAACAAGCTGGAGTTCAGGCAGGTGAAGCACAAAAAACATATCTTAAAAATATAAAAATTATGTCTAACAAAAATCCAAGTGTTGCCGCTAAACTTAACAAACCATTCCCTAAAAAAAATCCAGTTGAAGGTGAATACTATGTATTACCAGAAGGTCAATTTACTAGATATGTTAATGGAGAAAAAATAAAACCAAGCGAACCAGGGTTTTATGATGAGGAGGCTTAATGCCCTATACAGATAAAGAAGCCTTTGGTGCAACAGAAGCTAAAAGAATAGATGATGATGTAGGTTTTTTTGAATCAGCACTAGCAGGTGTTGCAACTGGTTTATGGAACATACCTAAAGGATTTGTATCATTAGGAGCAGAAGTTTTTGATTTAGTCGGAGATACTAATACAGCGGCCGAAGTAGATAAATGGTTTGACGAAGTTAATCCATTTGATGATGAAGCAGAAGCAAGAACTGTAGGAAAAATTACACAAGCTATTACTCAAATTGCACCACTAGCTGTTACAGGTTATGCTTTAGGAGCTAAAGCAGGAGTTAAATTAGCTAGAGGTATGGCAACAAAAGCCAACGTTGCATTAAAAGGATCTATAGGCGCAGATAGAATAGCATTTAAAGCACAAGATATAGCAAAGAAAGCCATAGCAGCTAAAAAAGCTGGTAAAAATTTTAGTCTTTACAACGCAGGTAGAAAAATAATGGGTCCAACTACTGGAGGTATAATTGGTGGAGGCATTGGAGAAGCCGTTGTAACTGACGAGGACATAGGAACTTTAGCAGATTTAGCTAGAGGAACTTCTTTTGAACCTTATGCATTAACGATGATGGATATAGAAGATAAAGAGGGTAGAGCCGATGCTTATCGTAGACTTAAAAATAGATTGAAATTTGGTACAGAAGGAGCATTATTCAATTTAGGTTTAATTGGTGTAGGTAAAGGTATTCAAAGAATAAGAAAACCTTTAGAAGAAGGTAGAGCAGAATGGGCTGCAAGCCCTGTAAATAAATTTTTTCAAAAAGTTACTGATGGAATGTCTAGCATAGGTAGTGGTGGAAGAAGACTTTTTAATTTATTTAGAACCGGAGAAGACAATCTTGGCGCAGTAAAATTAGAATCTATGGAAATTGTAGAAGAATACAATAAAGTAAAAAAAGATCTTATTGGTCCTATTCAAGATTATCAATTTAGTTTAATGTCTAAAGATCCAAAATTTATAGGCCCATCTTTAGAGACTGCAGTTATTACCGAAAAAGAATTTGCTAAAGACTTATTTGAAGCAACTACAGTTAACACTAAAGTTGATCCAACTTTTATAGGCCCTGTTGATGCAAAAGCAGGACTGTTAATACCTGGAAGCAAAAATAGAGCAATTAAAGAAATAGATTATCAAGCCAGCATACAGGAAAGTAAATCTAAAGCTGTGGCAATGGAAAATGAATTAAAAGTAATTGATGATACATTAAAAGATTTAGAGTTTAAAAGATCAAACAACATTATTACTGAAGTAGAATATCGTCAAGGAATGGGAATAAATGAAAAAACAGGTTTATCTAAATTAAGAAAAAGAAGAGCAGAATTGCTTAACGGAAAATATGGAGAATCTGCATCTGGAGTTCCTAAATTACTTGAGCCAGGTTTAAGACAGATAGAACAAAATTTAAAAAGTTCAAAAATAAAATCTAATATATTTAAAATAGATGACTATCAAATAAATAGAAAATTAGAAAAAATAATTAATTTAGCTAAAAAAGCAGGAGTTAAAGATCCTGAAAAAATAAAAGATATAGTTTTAAAGATGAGAATGTCTATAGATAATATGAGTTCTCAATTAGCACAAACAGGGAAATTAAATAAAAATGCTTTAACCGCATTTAGAGATGATTTAGGAAGTTATTATTCTACTCAATTTGAAAAATTTAATACTTTAATTCCGTTTAGAAAATATAAAGTAAATGCAGAAGCCTTTGAGAAAGCTAAAAAAATTCTTATGGAAGATGACGCAAAAGCTTTAAGAAGAGATCCAAAAAATTATAACCTTGTTTTAAAAGATGGAAAACAAATTAAACAGTTTGACGAAGAGCTTGTTAGTGAAACTGCTTTAGGAACAAGAGCAGAGAATAAAATAGAAAAATATTTATCTGAAACAGGAACAGATGTTGCAGATATGACAAGTCCTAATTTTAGATCTGGAGCGGATGAAGCTGCAGGAAATAAAGCAACTCGTTTAGAGAAAGAAGCCACTTTAATGGAGCCTAGTATATTAACTCAAAGATTTGCAAAACCTTGGCAAAAAGCATTGTTAGGAGAAATAAAAGATCCTGATTATAATTTTTACGCAACTGTAAATAAACAAGCTCATTTACTTTCAGGAATAAAATTTGTGGATGAAGTTGATAAAGCTTTTAGTGTTGGACCAAATAAAAAAATATTTACCGCAGAAGAATTAAAAGCAGCAGGTAAAGAAGCTGAAATGAACGATCCTAATAAATGGAAAAAAGTAAAAATAGAAAGTGATGAAAGTCCTTTAAAAGGGTTATCTCCTTTAGAAGGAAAGTATGTTCAAGCTCCTGTTTATGATGAAATATTTAGAGTATCTAATGATTGGATAAATAAAACAGATATTGGGATGATGTATAGGTATATGTTTTTAGCACCTAAAGCAGCCACACAAATAGCTAAAACAATTTTATCAGGAACAACACACATTCGTAACTTTTTAAGTGCCGCTGCATTTGCTGCGGGTAATGGTGCTATCTTACCTAACTTAACTGACATTCAAACTTTAGCTCCTAAAGCATTGGGTGGTCAAGGAGCATTAGGAGAAGCTTACACCCTAACAGGAAAAAGATTATTTGGAACTATAAGTAAAGCTGAAAAAGAAGCTTTTAGAAATTACAAAAGATTAGGAATAGTAGGAACTCAAACAGAAGTTGGGGAAACAATGAAATTAACTGATGATTTTATTAGAGCAGAAACTGACGGAAGAGGATCTGAACTTGTAGGTAAAGCTTATAAAAAACTTGACAATGCTTCTAGCTCTGGAATTAGAGGTTTAAAAAAAACTTATGGAAAAATACAAGATACTTATATTGCGGAAGATGATTTTTGGAAAATAGTAACTTTTAAATTAGAACGAAATAGGCATGATAGTATTTTAAAAAATTTAGGAGTTAACAGGGAAAACTATAAAGAAATGTTAAAAGAAAATTCTGCAAAAGCAAGATATTTTAATAATATAATTGAAAGAAAAGATATAGCAGACGAATCTTTTGATGGTTTTTTAGATGAAATTTCAGCCACTATGGTTCGTAATCAAGTTCCCAACTATGAGTACGTAGGTCGAACAGGGAAAGCTTTAAGAGCTTCTCCTTTTGGAAACTTTATTGCTTTTCCATTAGAAATAATGAGAACAGGAAATAATATAATAGAACAATCTATAAGAGAAATAAAAAGTGGAATCCCTGAAATAGAAAAATTAGGTTACAGAAGATTGTTTGGTTTTGGAACTACAATAGGTGGATTGCCTTTAGCTTTAGTAGAAACTTATAAAGCAAAAAATAATGTTACAGATGAAGAACTGAATGCTTTAAGAAAATTTGTTCCTGAGTGGTCTAAAAATTCTACTCTTATACCTGTAAGTAGAGATGAAAACGGATATTTAAAATACATAGATTTTAGTTACACAAACGCTTATGATTTTTTATTAAGACCTTACAGAGCGGTTTTAAACGGAATAACTCAAGAAAATAATTCAGAAGAATCTTTAAAAGCATTGTTAGCAGGAGGTATGCAAGATGGCGTATCAGAGTTAATGCAACCTTTTGCATCAGAATCTATTTTTACAGAAGCTTTAATTGATTCAACTATAAGACGAGGAGTAGGTAAAAATGGAAATAGAGTTTGGTCAGAGTCTGACGCACCTATGTCAAAAATAGCAAAAGGAGTTTTTCACATAGGGGAAAGTTTTTTACCGACAGGTAGTATTAAACAAGCTTCTAGAATAGGTAAAGCTTTAAGAGAAGACACAGATAACTACGGAAGAAGTTTTGAACTAGAAGATGAGATTAAAGGTATTTTTGGTTATAGACCTCAAAAATCAGATCCAGAAAAAGCTTTAACTTATATGACTACTCGTTTTGGAAGAGAATTAAAAAAAGATGAAAATTTATTTACTGCTCCTTTACTAAGAGGAGGAAGAGTTTCTCCTGAAGATATTGTTACATCATATAAATATTCTGAATCTAGAAGATTTCAAACTTTAAAAGAAATGTATCAAAATATAGATGCAGCTAAAACTTTAGGTGTTCCTAATTATAAAATTAGATCAAAAATAAGTAGAAGAGGATTATCTAAACAAGTTGCTTCAGATTTAATGTTAGGTTTTTATACTCCTAAAAAACCAAGTGATTTTTTTAAAAAAAGAATTGGAGAAATAAATAGAGATTTAAATCAAAAAGAAGGACAAAGTATAACTAATCCTTATCTAGAGGCTTTACCTGATATCATGGATATTACTAATAGAAATAGAAGATTAAGTTTATTGTCAGACGAAATAGATATGTTTAGTGCAGAAGATCTACAGCCAGATGTTCTTTTAAATAATCAAACGTCTTCTATATCCAATAGTAACCCTGTAATTAATAGTCAGATAACTGGTACTCCTATTAGTCCTAACAGTTTTGCTCAACAGGTAAATAACAACTACAATAGTTTAAGCACTGTAGATAAAATAAATGCTTTTAAACAGCAAAGATAACAGGTAATATAAATTATGGCAGAAGAAATAACAAACAACCCAGCACCTTTAACAGCTAGACAAGTAGCAGCTGAAAACCCTGAGTTAAATAAACTTAGAGAAATTGCTTTTGGTACTAACTATTTAGACGACATCGATGCTGGTACAGGTACAGCTAGATTCTATTCAGGTTTTGGTCAACAACCTAATTACACAGGTACGAACACAGATCAAGCGATAGCAGATGCAGTAACAGCTCAGGCTGAAACAGTAGCAGCACCAGATCAATCTAGTGGCAACGGTCAAGAAACGAGTGGCGGGATAACAGGTGTATCAGGTTTACCAGATAACTCCATGTACGGTGGAGATCTTGATCAAGGTGGAGCAGGAGATGGTATTACAAATTACGAAAACACTCCAGACGAAACAATTCAACAACAAGAAGATATTAATAAAACAATAACAGGTTTAGGTAATCAGTACGATATATATGATCCTTCCGTTGACAGCTCAATGTACGGAGGAGATCTTAACCAAGGAGGAGACGGTATTACAAATTACGAAAACACTCCTCAAGAAACAGCGGAACAAACTCAAACCATTGAAAATGCTATTACAGGTTTAGGAGATCAGTATGATATATACAATCCTATAGAAACAGGTTCAGCAGGAGATGTTATGGGAGAAGCAGCATTACCAGAAGACTATCCAACAGTAGAACAGAAATCAATGACAGCTCCTTACGGAATTGGAACAGAATTTAATCAACCGATAGACTATGAGGTTATCGATTCTCAAACGGCTGATGAACTAGGTGGTTTGACACAAGAGCAAATAGAAGAAACTGGAATTATAGATAAAGTAATGAACACGCTTGAAGATCCGATTTCAAGAGAACAAGTTACAAATGCTATACAAGCTGGAAGAATAGGTCTTGCTGCTATAACTGGAGGAGGTAGTGAAGTTATAAACACTATAGGTAAAATTATAAGTGGTAACATCGCTGGTAAAACAATTTCAAGTTCAGTGTCTCCCGTACTTACTGATGCAATAGAAGAACAAGAACAAACTAATATAATGGATTTAGGAGATCAACAGTTTGCAGAGACAGGAGACTATGATGTTTATTCTGGAGGTGACACAGGAACTACTTCATCTCCAACACCTGCAGCAGATTACTCTTATGAAGGAAGCGATGAACAAGACGAAGCTTCAAACTATGATTCAACACCTTCCCCAGCACCATCTCAACCAGATCAAAGAGATAGAGGAGGTGATGGAGGCGGAGGCGGTGGCGGTGGTAAAATCGTTTGCACTATGATGAATGACACTTACGGATTTGGGAACTTTAGAAATAAAATATGGTTAAGACAATCAAAAGACTTAGCACCCGAATATCAAAAAGGTTATCATAAAATATTCTTACCACTTGTAAGACTTTCTAAAACAAATGTAGTTATTAGAAAAGTTCTAGAACATATAGCTGTTCACAGAACTATAGACATTCGACAAGAAGCGAGAGGCAAGGTTCATATACTCGGTAGAGTATATAGAAAAGTATTAGAACCAATCTGTTACTTGGTAGGTAAGTATGTCAAATAACGCTCTTCACAAAATAGAATCACACGAAAAACTTTGCAGAATAATGCAAAAGCAGACTCACGATAAAATACACGCATTAGAAAGTCAAATTACTAGAGTTGAGAGAATACTTTTAGTATCTATGGGTGCTGTTGTGACAGGTATGGGTGGGGTAATAGTAGTTCTACTTCAAAAATTGTAGCGACCATACATAAGTCCTACTAAATCCAATCTTTTAATTCTTCGTTCATTACTTGAGAAGCAATGTTTACTTTAGCTCTTAATGCTTTTACTATTCTTTCATCTACGGTGTTTTCACATAATATATCTATATAAGTCATAGCTCTTTTTTGACCAATACGATCTATCCTAGCTTCGGATTGCATTCTTTTTTCTAAATCATAACCATTAGAATAATAAACCATGGTGCTAGCCTCTGTAAGTGTAATACCATAACCACCTGTAGCTGGAGTACCTACTATAAATCTTACAGTGCTATTTGGATCTTGAATTAGTTTAATTGCTTTTTGTCTATCGTCCACAGAGGTGTCTCCATAGTAAGTTACAATAGAATTGTCCCCATATTCTTTTTTTACATGTTCTACTATTGTTTTTATATCGTTCTTCCAATGTGCCCATATTACTACTTTGCCGTGTATCTCATCTAAAACATCCATAAGTTCTGTTATTCTATTATTTTTTATTTGTTGAACTGTGCCATCATCTGCTTTAAAATGTCCGCACGTTATTTGTTGCAAACGCATAAGTTGTGTCATAGCTGTAGCAGTAGTTGTCATCTTATCATTCATTACAGCAAGAGCCATTTGTTTCATTTGTGAATACAGTTTTTGTTGTTCTTCAGAAAGCTGTATAGTTCTTTTCATAAAAGTTTTTTTAGGTAAATCTAAACAGTCATCCTTTAATACCCTAAAAGAAAAAGGTTGTAGTTTTTCTGATAACTCAGGTAAATTTCTATAACCGACAACAATTTGAACAGATCGTCCTCCAAAGTTAGCCGATCTCATAATGGCATATCTAGTTCTAAATCCATAATAAGATTGGTGTCCTAAAAGCCAAGGGTCTAGGAATTCACATTGTGTATATAAATCTAAAGGTGATTTAGTAACGGGAGAGCCGGTAAGTATTCTTCTATATTTAGCAGCTACACCTAGTTTTAATATAGACTTAGTTCTTTTTGCTTGAGGATTTTTTATAGTAGTCGATTCATCAATAGCCATTAAAGCATTATGACAAGATAAAAACTTAGCTACAAAGTCCACACCTTTTTTAGTAGATAAAGCCTCTACGTTTACAATTAATAAATGTAAATCAATTTCAAGTTTAAATAATTCTGATAGTAGTTTTTCTTGTTTTTTACTTATATTAGCTTGCCACAATATAGACCTATATTTAACATGTTCTGCTAAATGTATAGGTATTTCACTATCAAACCAATTTTTGTAAACACCTTTTGGTGCTACAATTACAGCTCCATTTATTTTACCTTCATCATATAACATTGATATGTTATCAATTAAGACCTTAGATTTTCCAGTACCCATCTCCATAAAATAAGCAAAACTTTCTTTCTTATAAGACATTTCTAATGCTTTTAATTGATGAGCATAAGGCTTTGTTTTAAATTTGTAATCCATGTTTATTTTTCTACTTTCTATTGACTTGCTTATCATAAAGACTATATTGATGTCAATGTCAGAAAGCATAAGTTACGGAAAAATAAAACGTGAACCCATAGTTTACGTAGTGCAAGAAATAGCTGGTACTAGAGAAGGTAGACCTAAAATAAACATTATAGGTGCATCTAAATACGGTGCGTTTAAATTTTTATTACCTGAGCTATCACAAATTATTTTTTCTCCAGGTCCATTAATTATGAAACTAAGACAAAGTTTAAAAGATTATAGATCTGATGACTATTTACTTTTGACAGGAGACCCTGCTATAATAGGTGTTGCATGTTCTATTGTATCCGACATAACAACTGGAAAATACAATTTATTAAAGTGGGACAAACAAGAAAGAAGATACTATCCAATAAAGATAAACTTATATGAAAGAGGAGAAATAAATGAGCAAGATAAACTTTGAACAAGATCAAGTTGATTCAGTTACGCAAATAGATAGCAGTAAAAAATTATCTGATAAGGTAATTGATTTAAAAAATCTTGAAGATGAAATAGAGAATGCTGAACGTAGTGTTAGTAAACTTAAAGAAACAGCAAGGCAGCTTTCTGGTGTAGAAATACCTACGCTTATGGAAGAAATGCACATATCAAAATTAAAATTAAAAGATGGTTCTGCAGTAGAAGTAAAACCATTTTACAGTGCCTCAATTATGTCCGATAGAACGGAAGAGGCGTTTAACTGGCTTCGAGAAAATGGCCATGGTGATATCATTAAAAACGATGTCACAGTTACCTTTGGTCGTGGCGAAGACAACAAGGCGAGCGATTACGCCAACCTTGCGAGAGGTCGTGGGTATGAACCTATTCAAAAAATAGGTGTACATGCCCAGACTCTCAAAGCTGTATTCAGAGACATTGCTGAAAATAAAAAAGTAATGCCCGAAGAATACTTTAAAACGTTTGTAGGTAACCAAACAAAAATAACAAGGAGAAAATAGATGAGCGATACAATAAACGAGAAACGAGAAAATAGTAAAGGTGAAAAACTTCCTTCAACAATCCTGTTCGAAGAAGATTCATCTTCAGGTTTTGAGAACGTTAAGTCAACAAGTTTGGCTTTACCAATCTTAAAACTTTTACAAAATGGTTCTGGAGAAGCACAGAAACGTAATCAAAATTACGTAGAAGGTGCTGAACCTGGAATGCTTTTAAATACAGTTACTAAAAAATTGTATGACGGAGCAAAAGGAGTAGACGTTATTCCTTGCCATTATAAGTTAGAGTATCAAGAATGGTCTGATTTTGGAACTGGTTCAGGTAGACCAGAAAACATATACGCAGATGATTCGGATATTTTATCTAAAACAACCAAAGATGGTATGGGTAAAGATAGATTAGAGAATGGAAACTACATTCTTACGGTCGGTCAACACTATGTAATAGTTGCAAGTGCTGATGGAGCTACTGAAACTGCTTTAATATCTATGAGTTCTTCTCAAGGTAAAATAAGTAGAAAATGGAACTCTATGATGATGTCTATCACAATGGATGGTAAAGATGGTGTGTATACACCAGCATGTTTTAGCCACATTTATAAATTAAGTACAGTATTGAATTCTGGTAAAGGAAATCAATGGTACGGATACAATATTCAGAAAATAGGCCCTGTAAGTAACAGCGGTCTATATGAGAGAGCTAAGCAGTTCTATCTAAGTTTATCTAAAAATAAACAATAATCTGGATCATGCATGGGGAGGCTTTGGGAGACTAAAGCCTCTCATAAAAATAAACGGGGCAAATGTTAGAAAGATTTAAACAAGTATTCTCTGGTTTGGAGATAGCATACGGACAAACTAAAAAGACTGATGACTTTTCAGAAAATGGAAAACATCAGACAAAATCATTTACTATAAAAAATCCACCTACAGATAAGTTGTGGCAAGCACATCTTGATGGAGAAGATCCAGCTTTAGGTATTGTTCCTATTAGAGAAGATAATAAATGTAAATGGGGATGTATAGATATAGATACTTACCCTTTTGATCATAAAAGTTTTATTAAAAAAATAAGAGATAAAAATATACCTATGATTTTATTTAGATCAAAATCAGGTGGTGCTCATGCATTTTTATTTACTAAAGACTTTGTTCCAGCAAGTTTAATGAGAGATAGATTAAAAAAGATTGCTGCTGAACTAGGACACGCTAGAGCAGAGATATTTCCTAAACAAGATTATATACGAGCAGACAGAGGAGACACAGGAAGTTTTTTAAACTTACCTTATCACGGAGGAGATAAAACAATTAGATATGCTTTTGATGATGAAGGAAACTGTTTAACTTTAAATCAGTTCTTTGATATGTATGAGAAATACTCATTGTCAGAAAAGGAATTAGCTAACGTAAAGAAAACAAAAGAAAAAGAAAAACTTGAAGACGATAACAATCCCTTAAAAGGAGCACCTCCTTGTTTAATTGCAATATCTAAAGAAGGTATTCCAAATGGACAAAGAAACAATGCTATGTATAATTTTGGTGTATACCTTAAGAAAAGACATTCTTCTGATTGGGATCTAAAGATGTATGACTACAATAAAAAATATTGTACTCCACCTTTAGAAAGAAAAGAAATAGAAATTTTAATTAAATCATTAGAAAGAAAAGAATACCAATATAAATGTAAAGATGAACCTATCCAATCTTTTTGTAATGCTAAACTATGTGTAACACAAGAATTTGGAGTAGGAGATGGAGCACCTAGTCCTACTATAACAGAGATAAGAAAATATGATTCAGACCCTCCTATATATTTTGTAACTATTGATGGAGAAAGTGTTGAAGTAGATGATGTTACATTACATGATTCTGAAAAGTTTTCTGTAGCTTCCATGAATCAATTAGGCAGGCCAATGCTTCCTGTGGGAAAAATTATATGGAGAAAAATGTTAATTCATCTATTTAAAAATTTAGGTGAAGTACCAGCACCAGAGTCTTCTAAAATAGATGTTCAAGTAAAAGAATTATTAGCAGACTTTATTAACAAAGCTCCAGGTAAAGAAATGAAGGACATAAAAAGAGGTTTACCTTATTCCGATGAGAAAGAAAGTTTCTTTAAGTTCAAAGATTTTTGGAGATACCTACAAAGATCTAAGTCTTGGCCAGATAAAACATATCCTAAACAAAAAACATTGAGACTACTAGAATCTTTATTTGATGCAAAAGAAAATACAAAAAGTATAGAAGGTAAGAACACAAGAATAATTGAAATGAAAACAATTAAACTAGACAAACCAAATTTAAGAAAGACTAATATGAAAGATGTACCTTTTGCATGAGAACAATAATTCCAGGACCACCAGGAACAGGTAAAACTTATAAACTAATAAATAAGTATCTAGAACAAGAGATAAAAAATGGTGTAGATCCTAGCGAAATAGCTTACATAACATTTAGTAAAGCTGCAACAGTTGAAGCTGAAAAAAGAATAGAAGATAAATTTCCTAAATTAAATTTTGAATATGTATCTACAATGCATTCTATGGGTAGTAGAGAACTAAAAATAGATACCAATAAAGATTTATTAAAAGGAAAGAAATGGAAAAACTTTAAAAACTTTTCTCAAATATGTAGAGATATGTCTTTTGAAACAAGAGTAGGTCCTAGTGGTATTCCTCAATATCAAAATAATAACATGAAAATTATTGATTACTCAAGATCTAAAAAAATATCTATTCAGGATGCAGCTGTTGAATTAGATCTACATCAGTATGTAGACCTTTGGTTAACAGATCAAATCTATCAAGACTTAAAATTATATAAAGAGAATACAGGTATGGTTGAGTATTGTGATATGATTACAAAATTTATTGAGAAAGATAAATGTCCAAACTTGCAGGTAGTATTCTTAGACGAAGCACAAGATTTAAGTCCTTTGCAATGGGATATGTTTTTTTACATTGAGAAAAATTGTAAGCGATCTTATATTGCAGGAGATGATGACCAAACTATATATACTTTTCAAGGCGCTGATCCTAGTATATTTATAAATTTAGAAGGCAACAAAGATCCTCTAACTAAATCTAGAAGAGTTCCAAGAGTAATACATAAAAAAGCCATAAGCATCTTAAATAACATAGAGAACAGAATGGAGAAGCAATGGGAACCTAGAGACGAAGAAGGAAAGGTTATTGAAAATTGTTATCTAGAAGATTTAGATCTAAGCAAGGGGCAATGGATGATATTAACTAGAACTAATAAAATGTTAGAACCTATAGGTGAACATTTATCTTCTTTAAATTTTAGATTTGATAGTAAAGTAAATAATATATTACCTAAAGAATTATTACAAGCATATAGGATTTGGATTAGATTAAATAATGGAGCTACTGTTAGCGGAGAAGAAGCAAAAGAAATATATGAATATTTAAACTACAACAAAGGACATGTAAAACATGGTTTTGCTAGCGGCAATAGTCTAGCAAATGTAAACTCTGTTAATTTAGAAAAACTACAATCTGAGCACGGTCTTCTAGTGACGGGAAGCTGGGAGCAACTACATATACCAGAAGAAAGTAAGTCTTACATTAAAAATTTATTAAAGGAAGGAGATGATTTAACAAAGAATGCAAGAATAAAATTGTCTACCATACACGGAGTAAAAGGAGAAGAGTGCGATAATGTAATTTTATATACAGATATAGAAAATATAATATACGAATCAGCGAGAAGAGACCCTGACACGGAGCACAGAATATTTTTTGTAGGAGTAACGAGAGCAAAAGAAACTTTATACATTATGGAACCAACATCAGACTATCAATATAATATAGGAGACCCAATATAATGACAGCGTACAAGAAACAAGTAGGAGGATCTCATTACAAAGATATGAAGATTCAACCAAGTCAATTTATAAACGAGAACCGTTTGCCTTTTGCAGAAGGATCAGCTATAAAATACATATGCAGGCACGCAGCGAAAGGTAAAGAACAGGACATAGAAAAAGCAATACACTACTTAGAAATGATACTTGAAAGGGATTACTCATAATGTTTGAAGCTCAAAAAGAATGGATTTGTCCAGATGCTTTTCCTGATTTAAGTAAAGAAAAATACATAGCAATTGACTTAGAAACAAAAGATCCAAACTTAAAATCAAAAGGATCTGGTTCAGTTATTGGAGAAGGAGAAATTGTAGGTATAGCTTTAGCAACTAAAAGTTGGTCAGGTTACTATCCCATAGCACACGAAGGTGGAGGTAATTTAGAAAAACAAAAAGTTTTAAATTGGGTTAAAGAAGTTTGTTCTAATTCTGCAACAAAAATATTTCATAACGCAATGTATGATGTATGTTGGTTAAGAGCATACGCAATACCTATCAATGGTTTTATTGTAGATACTATGGTTATGGCATCTTTAATAGATGAGAATAGATTATGGTATAGTTTAAATAGTGTATCGTTTGATTATTTAGGTAAAACTAAAAGTGAAGCAGTGCTAAGAGAAACTGCAGACTCTTGGGGAATAGATGCTAAATCAGAAATGTATAAACTACCTGCAATGTATGTAGGATCTTATGCAGAGAAAGATGCAGAACTTACTTTAGAATTATTTGAAGTGTTATCAAAAGAATTAGGAAGTCAAAAACTACATCAAGTATTTGATTTAGAAACTCAATTGTTTCCTTGTTTAATAGATATGAAATTTAAGGGAGTAAGGGTAGATGTAGAAAAAGCACATCAGCTAAAAAATAGTTTAATAGCAAGAGAAGAAAAGCTGATGAAAGAAATTAAAGATGAGACGGGTGTCGAAGTCCAGCTTATGGCAGCGAGAAGCGTGGCTAAAGTTTTTGATAAACTAGGATTAAATTACGAGAGAACTCAAAAATCAAAAGCACCTTCTTTTACTAAAAACTTTTTATCTAAACACACTCACCCAACAGTTAAAAAAATTGCACAAGCAAGAGAAATAAATAAATCTCACTCTACTTTTATAGATTCTATTTTAAGGTTTACACATAAAGGAAGAATACATGCAGATATAAATCCAATAAGATCAGATTCAGGTGGAACTGTAACAGGTAGATTTAGTTATAGGAATCCAAATCTACAACAAATTCCAGCGAGAAACAAAGAACTAGGGCCATTGATACGATCTTTATTTATACCAGAAGAAAACCATAAGTGGGGTTGTTTTGACTATAGTCAACAAGAACCAAGATTAGTAGTACACTATGCAGCTACAACTGAACCCATTTGTTTTGATGATTCTGTTTCAAACATAATAGAACAATTTAACACTGATAGTGTAGACTTTCACCAAACTGTTGCTGATATGGCTAACATATCTCGTACTCAGGCTAAGACAATTAATTTAGGATTGTTTTATGGAATGGGTAAGGCAAAGTTACAAGCAGAGCTAGGACTAAGCACAAAAGAAGAAGCTGAGCAATTGTTTAATAAATATCATGATAGTGTTCCTTTTGTAAAAGATTTAATGAATACTACTTCTAAACGTGCAGCAGAAAAAGGTTCAATAGGAACTTTGTTAGGACGTAGATGTAGATTTAATAAATGGGAGATAGATGAATTTAATCCTGGTGTAATGTCCTCACCCATGACTAAAGCAGAAGCCTTAGCTAAAGCTAAAGAAAAAACAGATAAGACAAAAGAAAACGGAGGAAAAGGAAAATACTTTGGAATAAAAAGATGTTGGACATATAAAGCATTAAACAAATTGATACAAGGTTCAGCCGCAGATATGACAAAAAAAGCAATGTTAGATTTATATAAAGAAGGCATTGTACCGCACATACAAATTCATGATGAATTAGACATATCTGTAGAATCTGATAAACAAGCTAAAAAAATTGTTGAGATTATGGAAAATGCTGTTAAATTAAAGATCCCTAATAAAGTAGATTATGAATCAGGAAAAAATTGGGGAGATATTTATGGATAACTATGGCTTACTTAAATGCAAACATACCAGCAACGTACGCACAAATAAAAAGAGAATATTTATATGATTGTAAAAAACATCATGGAGAAGTTGAAGACTGTATTGTATTTGGTATATCAAGTATTACTGGACGTGGTATACTTTTTCACGCTATTATGGAAAATGGCGCAGTTTTCTATAGGCTCCCTATTTCGGCTTTTATTCAACGTGGTTTTAAACCGGAGTCTGTTCCCATTAAAAGACTTGATGAACTTCAGCTCTGGAATTCTTTTTCTTATCATCCTGCTGTCAATCGTTGGGATGTTTTAAGCGCTGCTTCAGGCAAATACATAGGTAAAGACAAAAAATGGCATCATGGTAAATACTTATTTACCATTGACTGGGCTCACCCAGATGTTAATATGTTAGACGCCGATCATTCGGAAATTCC